CTCCAACGTTCTTCGTGGATAGCTTGATCCCATGCCCGACTCCATATTTAGCGATAACAGCATCCATTGATTTAGACTTTGTATTGTCCGCAGATTTGACTTCCACAGCCGTCGCCGTTTTGTTGAGTCGTATAAAAAAGTCGATTTCCAGTTTGCCGTTTTGCTCAATTAAGCATTTCAAACACCTCCCTCTTTGCTATATCATATAATTATACAGCGAGTTTCAGGTTTTACCAAGAGTAAACGCAGATTTCACCTGCGAATGTTTCTGTATCCATACATGTTTTAACCACGAATATGCCTTGTACACAGCTTTATCCCTGCTTGATCCGCTGGCAGGTCATTTTGGTGTTGTCAATAAAAGGTGGAACATCAGAATAAACCGCGAGGTGGCACCGGACTTATGATCCCATACAACACTATAACGTCCTGGGGTGTTAGGCATCCTTGGCACACAAGAGAACAGAAATCAAAATAATTATTGAAATCCCAACAATATATATAGTACAATATATCTTGAGCAGCCAAACGAACGGAGAAATGTCAATGCGTGCTATTATGTCATTAGGGGAATTGAAGATACCAAAGACTCACGAGATTTATCTTGAGCGTTTGTTAGAATACTTAAAGACGTATCCAAAGGTAGAGAGGGTGCTTTTATTTGGCAGTTGCGCCAAAGGTAAGGCGACGCCAAGGAGTGATATGGATCTGTTTCTAATAGGTTCTAATTTGACCGATGATGATGAGTGGGATATAGTTTGGAACGTTCCTAAGTGAGCCGGTGTCAAGATAGGTCTAAAAAAAACTTCTATCTTTTCGGCTGTTCTTCCAGGAGGCAGAAGCCTCCGGAAGAACTTGTGACACATTGATTGCTACGCTTGTACATTACCACAGTATCCATGAAAATTCAACATAAGAGTTTCGCTTGAACCGTCCATTGTTATCAGCTCTACATTGTAGGCATTAATCCTTTTGAGCCACTCTCTGGCTAAAATGAAACCACGCGCTATCCGGTCAGTGCTTAGTGCTACAACCGTGCCTATTTTGCAGGCTTCAATATCAGCGGTCAGCCGGGTTAATTCTGGACGCTCAAGCGTAAGCCCGCTGAATCCATTGTCAACGTATTCTGTAAAATCGCTGAAACCTTGGGTTTCCGCAAAGCTGCGCAATCTGCTTAGTTGATTGTCTATTGAATTGGTGTCATATTGGTTTGCAGTTGCCACACGGCAGTATAAGGCTGTCCTATTGATTTTCGAGCTTTGGTTAATTGTAGCGGATGTCATGTTAATGCTTCCTCCTTGTTGTTCCGACATGAACGGATCGCTGAACGTCCATTGAATTTCGAACCTACCGTTGTTATAAGCTACCACGCGTTCTAGCAAGGCTTCGGTGATTTCCCGGGTGAGTGTGCCGTTCCAGTATAAACCATCTATACGGCCCCTCATTTCTGAATGTGGGTCAAAGTCCGTTTCGGCTTGGCTTTGTTCCAAGTCAAGCAGCTCCATGTTCAGCTTCGCTATAGCCTTATCTTCCTCGTCGCGCAGCCGGATATAATCGCTACGTGTGAGCTTTTCGTCACAGTATTGGTCATATAGCGATGTTTTCTTTTCGCTTGCGGCTTTAATCCGTCGCTGAACTTCTCTAATAGATTTTGCGATGCCGCTTGAGCGTTTGGCTGATTGTTTGTTTCCGGCAGATCGCTGTGTGCCGCAAACGTTGACCATTTTTTGAATTACGGCAGTCAACGTGTTTTCAATCACTTCCATTTCAATTGCGGAACCAACGCATTCATCGTTGTCAGTGAACTCCCTACGGTCGCAAGAGCAGGTGTTTGTTTTTGCGTCAACCGTCAACGCGTACCCGCAGCCGCCACATATCAGTTTTCGGGCAAGCGGGCGTTTTCCTTTACCGCCACTATTTGTATATTCTCTGCTACGCTTTGGCGGCTGCACTTTTTCATATACGTCAATAGGAATAATCACTGGTATGGCATTCGGGATAAGTCCCCACTTCTCCTGCGGGAGCTTGATGGTTTCTCTTGTCCCGATAGCCACTGATTCATACATATTGTATGCAAAAGCGCCAGTATAGCGGATATCATGCAGGATTAACCTAATCTTTTCCGCTGCCCACAAGGGCTTGCTAAATACTGCACCGCTTTTCATATCGCTTCCGTTGCTTTGCTTGTGTGTCTGCGGTGTATTCACGCCTTCTATGTTTAAGACCCTTGCTATCTCTTTCGTGCTGATGCCCTCTGCCCTCAAAGCGAAGATACGCCGCACAATGACAGCCGCATCCTCGTCCACTTCCATGCCGATGCCGGCGCGAGCAGCTTTTTTATAACCATACGGGCAGCGGGAGGGCGTGAACGAACCTGACTGCTTTTTTGCGAGCAGCCCTGTACGTACTTTTTTTGACAAATCCTTGCTGTAATATGAGTTGTAAAGGTTCTTGAACCCGTTTCCTACATCGCCCGCGAGGCTTCCGTGGATCGCGCTGTCATATCCATCGTTTACGCTGATAAACCGGACGCCGAGGAATGGGAATATCTGTTCAAGGTAATCACCAGCCTCAATATAGTCCCTGCTGAAACGGGAGAAGTCCTTGACGATTATGCAGTCTATCTCGCCGCGTTTTGCCATTTCGAGCATCCGCGTCGCGTCGGGGCGGGAAAAGTTTAGCCCCGTAAACCCATCATCGACGAATTCGACCGCCGTTTTGCATTTCAAGTCAGGGTGGGAAGCTACGTAATCAGCAATAAGCTTACGCTGGTTTTCTATGCTTTGGCTCTCGCCGAAACGCCCGTCGTCTTTTGATATGCGGAGGTACTCCGCAAGTATTGAGCCATTATCCGTCATTGCTTTCGCCCCCATTCTCATTAATAAACTGCTCCATCGCAGCAAACTCATCCTCATACCGGAATACTATTGTCACGTTCATGTTCCCGTCCACTTCAATCCGTTCAACCAATTCGTCAAGCATGTCCCTCGTCAGTTCAGCTTGGTTTTGGAGCTGCTCAAAAACGTCAACGCGGTTTTTGCGGTTCCAGTATTCCGGTTGATATTGCTCAATGCTTGACAGAAGGGTTTCAAGTTTCGCTGACAGAGCTATGCGCTCGTCCGCTCTCTTCTTTGATATAGTTTGGTATTCGTCTTTGGAGAGCAGCCCGTCGTAATGGTCGCTCAGAAGCCTTTCGGCGCTGGCTTCAATATAGGCGATCCTTTTTTTGGCTTTGTCGATCTCATTTTGGGCGTTTTCAAGCCGGCTAGTTACCGGGTCGGACAGCCGGATGCTCTCGGCTATGGCGTGTTTGTCCGCGCAGAATCGGATTTGCGCCATTATTGATTCGTAAACAATGGCTTTAAACTTATCAAGCGTCATGGGCTTGCCTGCGCCGCCGTTTCCCCGATCTTGACAGGTCAAGCATTGATAGAATAGTTTGCGTTCACCATCTTTGCCGATTCTGGAATTCCGGTTGAACGTATGCCCGCAAACGCCGCAGTAAGCAAGCCCTTTGAATATGTTGTCGGGCATTTCCGGCCTTTCCCTCTTTTGCAACCCTTCGCGGCGGTTTTCTTTCGCTTTTCGGGTGATCTCAGCAACGATGTCGAAGTCAGCTTGAGAAATTATCGGTTCATGGGTATTCTGCGTGAATATCCAGTTTTCCTCCGGCTGCGTTACATTGTTGCCCATGCTGACAGCTATCCGCTTGCCAAGTTCCAAATGGCCGATGTACGCGACATTGCCCAGGATGTCTCCTGCGACTGAACCGTACCACGGCGTCGGCTTCGCATAACGGCTGTCATTCTTATGCCCCTTTAGGTAAGCGTAATGCGACGGGTTTGGCACACCGGCAGCGTCGAGCTTTGCCGCTATCTCTTTCAATGACGCGCCTTCAATCCTCCAACGGAAAATGTCGCGGACAACAGAAGCGGCTTCTTCATCTATGACAAGCTGGCTTTTCTTCTCAGGGAGACGGGTATAGCCGAAAGGGGTTTTTGACCCTGTAAAATCGCCCCTGCGCCGCTTCGCGTCATACGCCGACCGCATCTTTACGGAAATGTCTTTGGCATAGGCTGCGTTGATGATGTTTTTCAATGCTATGGACATCCCGTCAGACCAGCAGAGCGGATCGTTGCTGTCGAAACTGTCATTTATTGAAATGAAGCGGACGCCAAGGCTTGGGAACACTGTCTCTATGAAATTGCCAGCTTCAATGTAATCCCTGCCGAAACGGGAGAGGTCTTTGACAACGATGCAATTCACCTTGCCGCGCCGGATAGTTTCCATCAAAGCTTCAAACGCTGGGCGTTCAAAATTCGTGCCTGTCAGCCCGTTATCTGAGTAGATATCGAAAAACTTCATGTCAGGAGCCTGTTCGATGTACCGTCGCAGCATGAGTTCCTGGTTAGCAAGCGAATCCGCTTCGCCGCGATCTTCTCCCGACAACCTGCCATATCCGGCGGCGACCCATATAGGCGTTTCGCTTTTCGTCTCAGTGGATTGCGCATATTTGCTTTTTCTTGCCATCTTAGCTCGCCACCCTTTCTATTATGTATTCCGGCAAAGATTCTAAATACGTAACGGCAGCTTCGAACTCGTCGCTGTAACGCAACTTCACTTCCAAGCGCTTGCCTTCGAAAACTTCTATCCGTTCAATTAATTCCGCGACAGCGGTACGCGTCAAGCATTCTAAATCATGGTGTTTCTTGAAATGCTCGACCCACAGTGCCGTTGCATTGGTGTCGGACGTTATCATGCCCAGTTCCGTTTCAAGCGAGTTCAAACCTTTGGTAGCTTCGTTGAACTGCGTTTCAAAGACTTGCTTAAACCGTACATATTCATTTCTGTCCATTAAGCCGTCGTCGTAATCCTCATATAGCCGTACCTGGCGGTGTGAGATTCTTTCAATTTCCTCTTGCTTTAGCTTGATTTGCTTTTGCAGCTTCAAAGCTTCTACGCGGAGCATGGGCATATCTTCAATAAACGCCATCAAGCGTTCGATATCGGCGCATTGCTGGATATGATGCGTCACAACCTTAAAAACAGTGTCATAGATTATCTTTTCGCTGATATTGTGGCTGTCGCAGCTTTTGTCCCTCTTGTATGTGGAGCATACGAAATAGGCGTATTCGCTGTTCTTTACGGGCTTTCTGACGAGCGGCCGCTTGCAGTCGCCGCAATAAATCATCCCTGAAAAGAGGTAGACCTCTTTCCCTCCGGGCTTTATCCGCGTCTCAAGATCGAGCAGGTGCTTAACAAGCTCAAAATCCTCCGCTGATATAATCGCCTCATGTGCGTTTTCTACCCTAGCCCATTCGGATTCGGGTTTTTTGACGCGCTGCTTCACTTTATAATTCGGCGTTGAAGCGAGCCCTTGGATTAATGTGCCGAGGTAGGCCTCATTTTTTAAGATACGCCCTACTGTAACTGGCGTCCACTTTGCACGGTTATTTGTGCTGAACGTTGTCGTAAACCCCGAACCGCAGGATTTTTTATACTCAAGCGGCGAGGGGATGCCCAAACTGTTCAGCTTGTCGGCGATCCCCTGTTGGCTCATGCCCGCGATTTTCCGTGCGAAAATATCGCGCACGATCGGGGCCGCAACGCTATCAATTACAAGATGGTTTTTCTTGTCGGGGTCTTTAATGTAACCGTAAACGGCAAACGCCCCGATGAAGTCCCCGTTCTTTCTCCGCACATCGAACTGGCTCCTTATCTTCTTTGAAATGTCCGCGCAATAAACGTCGTTAATGAGGTTCTTGAACGGTATTATTAGGTTGTCGTTCTGCGAATTGTTAGTCTGGCTGTCATACGAGTCGTTGACGGCGATGAAGCGGACGCCCATGAATGGGAAAAAGCGTTCGAGCAGCTTGCCCATTTCTATGTAGTTCCTCCCAAGCCTCGACAAATCCTTGACAATTACGCAGTTGATCTTGCCGGACTTTATATCCTCGACCATCCTATTGAACGAAGGCCGGTTGAAATCAACGCCCGAATAGCCGTCATCTTCGTAACTCGCAATAAGCTGGATATCTGGCTGGCTGGCAACGTAGGAACGGATAAGCTCTTTTTGGTTTATGATGCTGTCCGATTCCTCTTTGTCGCCGTCCTCGCGTGAGAGGCGGGAATAATCGCCTGTAAGCCAGATTTTCCCTTCCGGCAGAAAAGTTGGTTTAAGCATGATAACCTCCCGATTGTGAATAATAAACAGCCTGACACAATCGGGGCCCATGAAATTTAGTCCTGACAATAGACTACATCCATTTTATCCGTATGTCAAACCTCCCGTCTGAAAATAAATATGGTATTTGCCGTAGAAAACCAGTTCTACTATGAGTATGCCCCTTGAGTTTTGAGCAACAAACTCTCAAGCCTGTCGGTGAGCGATGGCGCTTGTTCTTTGAAAACCAGTTTTACGATTGCGCCGCCGACAAGAAAGCAGTATGGGTTGTTTATTTGCCTTACATAGTCTTTTTTGATTTCATCGGGCGGCAATTCTTCATTTGTACGAATGCTTGTAATCTCCCTAAGTTCATTAGGGTTTATTGTCCTGACATCAGTGTTTTTCATTTCGCGCAAGGTCATTTCCCTTGCCTCCTTCCAAATCGCAGCACCTTTTCCCATTTCGGGAAAAGGTGCCTAATCATGTTTATGCTTCCTTTTGCCTTTTCGCTTTATGTGTGCTGTACTTGTTTTAGCTGTGGCGTGGTGGATTCGGCATGTTTGACTTGAACTCGACATACCGCCTTTTGTACTCATAGGACGCGCCAAAAACGTTTCGCGCGGCTTTGACGACCAGTGGCTCAAACGGTTCGACTAGGGCAAGTTCCTGTTCAGCTTTGCTGTTGCATGGGCAACCGACGCAGCCGGTCCGTTTCAGGCCGTAGATTTCGTAACAATCAGAAAACCGTATGCCACGCCACTCCTTGTACATAGCCTTGTCCGCGTCTGTCCAGTACCAGATTGGGCGGTAGTTGTCAGGGCTATAACCAGAGCGCGGGGTAAAGCAGTTTTTTATTATGCCTGCGCGCCTGCCGCCCTCCGCGCAGCGCATACCCGTCACGATGAGGTCGGGGCGGTACTCTTTGTTGAAGTCCGCTGAGGTCT